AATAAGCCCGGTGCGGCCACTTCTGGTCGAAGTGAAAATTGGGGCCGAATTCGAAGACGAGCTCATCTTCGCAGTGCGGGCAGCGAACGTGCCATCGCCGCTTGTCCGAGGCCTCGAACGCCGCCTCGATTACCGACGCTCCCTTTATTGTCGGCGTCGAGATCAGGATCCGCTTCCACGTCCCGTCGCGCAGGAACGATTCTTGCCGGGCTTCGACCATGCTGATGGGCGGACCTTGGCCGTCCAAGTCGATGGGATATTCATCCACTTCGTCCAGGAACGCTTTCTGCACCGTCTTCGATCTCAAGTCGGCAGAGGACGACGCGAGCGCCAACGTCAACGTAAAGTGCCCGAACCTCTTCTCGTAAATTGTGCTGCCGGACGCCGATCGCGAGGTCTGCCTGGCGACGGCGCGGCGGGTCGCCGGCGTTTCCTCCATAGTCGGCTGAAGCTTTTTTCTATTGAAATCGGAAAGGGCGCTATCGGTCGGTTGCACGATCATGCAATCGGCCCGATCGAGGGCGATCGTATGGCCGATCGCCGCGAGCAACATCGTCGTGAACCCGCTCTGCGCCGATTTCATTACGCAAAACGTGTTCACGGGGGAATCGGTGGCCGTCAGGTCGAGCGGCTCGACAATGAATGGCGTCAATGTCGGATCCCATCTGTCGAGCTTGCGCGGCCCGTCAGGCACGATGAGATTCTCGCGTGCCCATTGTGACGGGCGCATCTGGATTGGTGGCCGTAGGGCTTCCGCGAAGGCCTGGCAGGCAACCCGCCACCCGTTGTTCGGCAGGTGATAGCTCATGCCGCGGCTTCGGCCTCGAGCTCGACCATCCCGTTCCCGTCGGGCGTTGCGGCTAACGCAGAAAAGGCTTCGGCAAGCGCGCCGCGAAGCTCGCGCGCCTTACCCTTCAGAGCGGCCCGCAGCCCGGCCGTGCCATCTTTGGCGACCACGGCGGCCAAATCATCTGCCCATTCGGGAAGCATCTGATCGATCCGGCGCGCCAATGTTTCGCCCTGCATCGCGGCGCCGGCCGAAATATCGGCGACGCGCACAAGCATGCCCCTGAGCTCGTCAAGCTGCAGCTGGGCGATGTCGGCCGCGAGCCGCGTCTTCCGCGCTTGCTCGTGGGACAGGACAGGACCAGAGGCGTCGCCCGTATCGGCCTCGGCGGCGGGACGGGCCGCCGATCTGCGCCTGCCGTTCGTTTCGGCCGCCATGCGGTTGATCTGCGAAGCAGCGCGGCCGTTCGCCTCCTGAATCGCGTTGACCGTCTCGCTCGCAACGCGATCAAAGTCATCGCGGTTGACGAGCTTCACGCCCGATTTGCCGATGCGGGTCGCCAGGAGGCATTGCTCTTCAAACCGAGCCACACGACGAGACACGCCGGCCTTGTCACGGCCCAGGGATCGCGCCAATGCGCTTATGGAAAGCCACGTGTCCTCGGCAAGGTCAGCCACCTTACATGCTTCCGATGCCGCCGGTGCGCGTCGGTCCTGCGTCTGAGTCCATCCTCCCCGCACCGCCGCCGATCAGCGGAATAGTGACGCCGGCGGACTGCCTCGCCGCCGCGATCTGGGCGCGGATCTCTGGGTCGAGCGTTATGTTGACGCTGAGCGTCTGATTAAGCTCCGCTTGGCCCTGGACGTTCACGGGCATAGCCGACGCAGCCGCAAGCTTGGCGTTGTCGGCTCCGCCGCTAAGAGCTACGCCGGTCGGCGTCCAGGCGTGCGGGCGAGGAGACCAGTCGGCAGGAAGTTGCGGCCCATAGGGCGTATGCGCACCGAAAACCGAGTCCCTATTTTTCCAGAGATATTCCAAACCGAGAGCGCCCGCCGCTCCGCCGGCCACCGCGCCGCCTACCGTTCCCCACGGCCCCAGCAGCGACCCAGCCTCACCGCCGACCTCCGCGCCGGCCACCGCCTCGGCCGCCGCGCCGCCGCCGGCGCGGAGCAGCCCCCCGAGCCCGACACCGCGGGCCAAGCTGGCCAACCCGCCCAGCGCCGTCCCCCCAACCCACTTTGCGCCAGCCGCAACCAGCCCGAGCGCAGCAAGGCCGCCCACGCCCTCCGCCCCATACGTTGCAGCCTTCGTAATTCCAGGATGGTGTGTCTCGAACTTCTCGACGGCCGCGGCTGCTTCCGTAATGTGCTGCGCTAAGGCAACGAGCTGCGCGCCGGCCTGCTGTACCGGACCCGCGGTGAGCGCGGCCCCGAACTGCTCAATCGAGGTGCGGAGCGACGCAAGCGCGGCTACCGGATTCTGCGCCGCGAAGTCGTTGCCGGCTGCGGCCAGGCCGATTGGATTTTTGCCAAGCGCAAGATCCCGGGCCGCGAGCCCCTGGCCGTGGGTGAAAAATTCGATCATCGCGCCCATCGCGCGCGGCAGCGTTCCAACAAAGCTAGTGAATTGGTCTTCCGTAGCGCCCTTGTGCGACATGAATTTCTGATGCATATCCCAGGCAAATTGAGCGGGATTTGATTTCATCACGGATTCTTCCCAGACCTGAGCGCCCGGCTTAAGACCCTTGATGGTGCCTGCTTTATTTATGACCTCATCTCCCGGTCGGATGAATCCATATTTCGCTAGATTCATCATTTCGGTATGCTGCATGTGCTTGCCGACATAATTGCTATAGGCAGTCATCATGTCGTTGCCGCTCGTCACTCCGAGCGATTGCAGCATAAACGGGAAATAGTTCTCCCTGAATTTTTCGTCCCACCCGTAGGCTGACATCGACGATCTTCGCTGAGCCGCCAGCCACGTCTCGCCAGTGATATTCGCGCCATACAGTTGCTTGACCTTCACCATGCGGTTGAGAAGTTTCTCCTGCTCGGCTGGCGGAAGACTTAGCTCGTCCACGGCCTTTATAAAACTTCTTACCTCGTCGGGACCGGTCTCAACGCCGCTATTCCTCAAAGCTGTGCTGACAAGCGCCATATCGCGCGTCGTCTTCAGCGGGTCGGCGCTCATCGTTCGCGCCTCGCCGTACTTGGTCAAATACTCGGCTTCAGTCATGCCCCCATGCGTCTTTGCAAAGTCGGCATAGCCGGCCCTCGCCTGCGCGACATCAGTGTCGGCGACGCCCGTAGTGCGGAGTTTCGCCAATGCCTGATCAAGCGTCGCGCCGCCCTCGACAGCCTTCACACCGAACTCGGCCGCCTCGAAGCCAACTATCGTCCCGATGAGGCCACCGCCCATTCCAACGAGACCGCCTCCCTCCCGCGCGCGCTTCATTTTACCGGACGCGCGCACCGCCTCCTCGCCCTGCCGCGACATGGCGCGTGTGGCCTGTGTGGTCTCGCGGGCCAGCCGCCCTTGCACGGCCGCCATTTCTTCTGCGCTCCCGACGCCTAACGACATCGCCCGCGAGAGCGCTTCCAGCGCGACCTTCTCTTCTGCCAGCGACTTCGCGCCGCGATCGATAGCCGTGATCATCGGATCGTTAGCCGCGGCGACGCCGCGTGTCGCGGCCATGAGCTTGTCGAAAGTGGCGATCTGCTTGTCGATCGCAGCGATATGTTTTTGGATCGACGCGAAGGCGCCGCCGGTTTCGTCCTTGGCGCCGATGATAAGTTTGGATTCGAGCGTGGGCATCAGCGATTATTCCAATTGACTGCGCGAACGAATGCGTCCTCGATCTCGCTAACCGTCATTTCCTGCGCCTTGTCGAACGACAAGCAGCGGAACCCGAACACCAGCGCGTCTATTTGGTCGCAGCACGCCGCTCGGCGGCGCTGGTAAAAAAATCAAAGAGAGCTTCTTTCAACGCCATCACGTCGCGTAGCGAGAGCAGCGCCACGACGTCGCCCCCAAGAGGGTGATCGATCAGCGCCTCGAGATAGGCCTTGATGGTATCGTTCTGCTCGATCCAATAGCCGCTGCCGCTCGGGTTGAAGACGACCAAGCGCGGGTCCCCAAGCTTGACGTAAAGGGCGCCCGAAGGCTCCTTAAGTTCGATTTCCGGGACTTTCTTCCCGAACAGTTCAATCGGCTTTTCGAGTTTAATTGACTTATTCATGGGGATTGTCCTTCAGAGGGGGAAAGGCGGGAAAGCATCGGGCGGCGGAAGGTCGCGTGGGAACGCTTCGCGCTCGACGGCTTCAACACAGGGACTCACGGCGGCGATCGTCTTGGAGACGGTCGCGATTGTCGCTTGCGTCTTCGCGTCGGGCATGCTGGCACGCACCACCTCGACGGCGGCGATCGAGGCGCGCATTGTCGTGATTGCGGCCTCGAGCTCGATGCCCGCCTTGATGATCTTCCCTAACGGCCCGGCGGCAGCCAGCGCATCCGCGGACCAGTGCGTCGCCGCCAGACCAGCAACCCCCGAGCTCGCGATTTCTGACTCCGCCGACGCCGCCGCGGCCACCAACAGGCAGGCGGCGAGCCGAACGTCCTCGATCCGGGCGTTGACCGCGCCGCCGGCGACAACTGGATCGGACCCGAGAGTAAAGAGGATGGATGATCGCATCGGAACCTCAATTCAAAAAAAGTGGCGAGCCGGTCAGGAAGGAAAACAAAACCGACCAGCTCGCCGGAGGCCGCGCGCCGCCATGCAAGGCGTCGCAGCCCTCTCGCCCGCGGCTGCTGAAGCGGAGGCCACCGCGGGACCAGGTACGAATTAGCGAGCTCGATCCGCGATCGGCGTCGCGAGCCCGGCTTGTTTATTGCCATCGGCCACGATCGAGCCCCACATGGCGTCGACATCGACCTGACCCTGCGCCCGTGACGCCGCGGGACGCTGTGATGAGCGCCCCTCGATTGGCGTAGGGGGAACCGACGCGTTGTGGCGGGACACGATCTCGCCCCACATGGCGTCGACGCCTGCCTGGGCCGTCGGGATGCCTTGACGCGCTGCTGCGGTGTTAGCCGACCTTGCGCGTCAGCGCGCGGTGCGAGCTCTCATCATCGAGCTTACGAAGCTCTTCGAGCACGTAGACCGTCGACGGACCCCCTGGCGACATCATCCTGGCCAATGTCGCGGCTTCACGCGATGGGGCAGCTTCGCTTTCCGCGTCGAGCTCGGTCACGGCCTCGCGCGCTTGCGCGGCGGCGTCCCGGAGCTCAGCGACCGAAGGGGAGCGATTCCACAAGATCGCCAGTAGCTGATCGAGCCCCGCGGTCACTTGTAATCCCTCGCGCAGGCCGGCGAACCGGCGGCGACCAGGCCGTCGAGGGGCAATACGGTCTCATGACCGCTGCGCCGGACGTCGGCGGCGACCTTGCGAATCATTGCGCGCACGACCGTCGAAACGG